CCGTCACGCATGAGGATCTGGCCGTTTTGAAACGTGATCTGCGTCATGCTGCGGTGGCCGTTGCACAAGTGGTGACCGAGTACCACTGCAGGCACGGGCCGGTTGTGTTGTGCCCTAACACTTGCACCTGGCTTGCGTCGTACCCGGTGAGCGTCTTGAGATCGAGCGAACCAACTATCATGCGGCACGTCGGGCCACCACCAACCTCGACCACGCTATTAGTGCCGTTGGCCTTGCCGAAGATCACGACCGTGTCTGGCCCGGCCTCCACAGGCAGACACCAGTTGTAGACGTTGGCCGTAGCTGTCGTGCCGGTAAGCGTAACCACCTTCCACGACGCTGATGCCCAGGAGCCGGTGAACGAGCCGATGCGGAGTGGTTTCCCGCTGTCGATGATCGGGTGATCAAACGTGATGCCAGGCCCGTTGCGATTGCCGCCCTCAACGGCCCGCACGGCCTTGGCGATTCGCTGGGCTGAGTCGCGGCTGAACTTTACGAACGTTTTGCCAGCGCCCTGCTTAGGGCCATTGCTCGCGCCCTGGCTGCTCACTGTTCACCCCTCGACAATCGTGATGACCAGCTGCGTGCCAGTGAGGTTAGCCTGTGCGGCGTACTGTCCCGCCGCCAGCCGGCCGACGGACGCCTCGCCGCCACGCAGCGACACGGTCGGCACGAGCGTGCCGGCGGACAGTTGCCCGAACGAAACGGTGGCCGTGGAAACGGTGGACAGATTGCGGGCGAAGAACAGCCCCACGCTCGACAGCGTGGCGGTGCTAATCGACACCGTGCCGGCAGCGTTGGTGCCAGGTGAAAGCGTCTGCGTAGATATCCCAGTGGCGGAACAATCGGCCGTGACTCCAGCGGCGGAATAGGTTTGCCGCAGGGCCCCCTTGGCTACCGTCGTGCTGATGGTGTAGTTAATGTCGGCCATGTGTCATGCTCCTAGTTACGGCTGCGTGGGTGTTCCGAAGTACGTCTCAAAAGCGACTTCACGGTAAACCCGACGCTCAAGGATGTCGGGGGCTCCCGTCTTTAAGCCACCGCCAGATGTCAGCGGCTGCGGATTGCTGGCAGGAACACGCTCTCCGGTGTCTGGGTCTAAAACGTAGACGCGCTGCCTCTGGCCGCTCTCCAGGTAATTCCATCCGACATTCGGAAGTTGCAGGTTCCACTTGTCAGGGCGGTACTCAAGCGTGACCTCAACGCTCCAAAACCGCAGTTCTTCGTCGTTCACGACTTCAACCTGCGGCTGTCCAGAAATGCCGCTGCACTTCCATGTGCCTGGCTGGGCACCCAAAAACGTGTCGCTGTTGACGCTATTAGTGATGGCGGTCGCCAGGCCGTAGTCAAACGTCGCCCGGTTGCCGCTGATGCTTGCTTGTAGCGTGCTAATGTCGGTCGTTGCACCTTCAAAGAAATCGTTAGCCGAGTTCACCAATGTCTTCAACGTGCTGCCGTCGTAGTAGTACAACGCCGGCACGCTTAGACCGCCAGTCGTCCATTTCCAGATATCGGGCCGGGCCAGCGGATTCTTGTCCGGGTTCTCCTGCTTGGGCAGTTCGTAATCCCAGGTGATTTCGTAGTGCCAGCGGGAACCGTTGTAGTTCCCCACACTGGCGTTCATGGCCCTGCAATACGCAGCCTCTGGGTGCGCGTCGAGGAACGCTACGCCAGCACCGGCAAGGATCTCCGTTTGAGTCGTGGTCGGGGTATCGACCTCCACAACCCACTTACGCTGAAACTTCGGGGCTTCGCCGAACTTCTGCGTGGCGGAAACGGTGGCGAGCTCGGTGACCTTTATGACGCTCATGCCGCAGCCCCCAGGATGTCAACCTGTTGCTGCTGCAACGCCGCCAGTTCCTTCCGAATCTCCTCGAGCTTGGCGTTGGTTTTGCGGTTCTCCTCGATGGCCGGGTCTTCACGGCCAGTGGCCAAAGCGATGAACTGGGCCATGCCCTCGCTTGAGCGAATGTCGTTGGCCTTCAGGGCTTCGTTTGATTTGCCCCCCAGGGCAGCGGCCTTGTCGGCCTGGATCTTGTCGATCTCTTCCTGCTTGCCGGCCATCTTCTCGCCGATGTCGGCCGCTTTCTTGGCTGCCTCTTCTTGCCGTTTCTTGGCGTCAGCCGCATCCTTGTCAGCCTTTGCTTGTGCCGCAGACGCGTCGCGGGCGGCCTTGGCTTCCGCTTCCTTAGCTTCCCGTTCTGACTTGCGACGAGCCTGCTCTTCGGGGGTCATGCGATTGCGAGCAGAAGCAACGGCACGACCAGCGGGGCCTTGCGGCTGGCCCGTGGACGGCGAATCGCCAAGGATGGCACGGCTGGCGGCAGCCCCGGCGTTGGACGCGGCCTGCTCGGCCTCGCCAATGTTTTGTTTTGCGCGTTTTTCAGCATCGGCTGCCATAGCCTTGCCGGCGGCTTCCAAGTCACTCGACACCCAACTGCCAAGCCCCTCCAGCAGCTTGCCAATCCCAATCGCCAACAGATTCCCGGCAATCTCAAACACATTGAAAGCCGCTCGCAATGACTCACCGACGGCCGTAAACACGTTGGCTGCGAACTTGAACACCTCGCCAACCTCGGACAGCGTCACACCAAAGCCATCAAAGCCGGCCATGGCACTGTCGAACACTGTGGCCAGGTAATCGGCCACGTCGAGCAGGGCATTGGTAATCGTGCCGGCAATGCCTTCTCCACCGCTGCCGCTCGCACTGTTGAACGACTCAACAAACGCCAAGAACTCCTCGGCCATGCTTGTCACAATCGGGGCAAGGTTACCGACGACCTGGCCAATGATGCCATCAAAGGTCGCCTTGACCATGTCCAGCGATTCATTCATCTCGCCGATCGCCTCGACTTGATCGGCACCGACCACCGCCCCGAGTCGTTTCATCCGCTCTTCAATCTCTGCCAGGTCGGTCGCCATCATCGGCAGCAGCTCGACGCCTGCTTTTCCGAACATGGCAACTGCGGCAGCGGCTCGCTCTGCCGGCGTCGGCAATGCTGCAATCGCTTGCTGGATCGTGCGGAATTGCTCTTCCGGGGACATTGCCTGCAATTGCTGGAAATCAATTCCCAGCTTGGTAAACGCCTCTGTGTTTCCGCTTTCGGCAGCCTGGCCAATCGCCACGGAAAGTTTTTGCAACGCTCGACTGCCGTCTTCCACGCCGGCCAACTTGGCCGCCATGTTGAACACTTGCAGCGATTCAACGCCGACGCCGATTCGCGCAGACAAATCGTTCAGCTTGTCCACGGACTCGGCCACGCCAGCCGCATAAGTGACAGCAGCACGGCCAGCCGACATGAAGGCATCCGCCAGCATGGTGATGCCTTTGGCGGCGACGGCCCCAATGGCGATGTTTTTGATGGCCGACACGTCGGCGGCCGTGCTGCGGGCCTGCCTGCCCATGCGATCCATGGCGGCAGCTGCGTCATTGGCCCCCGACACGACGCCGGTGGCGGACATGCTTGCCCGCATCGCCAGTGCCAGAGTCGTCGCCATACGTCACCGTGGTCTCAGTTTTGCCAGTTCCGCCGCAATCTGTTCCGCCGTCATGGGCGGCTTATCAATGGGCATGAAATCGTCTTCGCGTGGCGGGCGGCCCCTGCCGCAATACGGCGCCAGGATCGCCGCCACGATTCGTGCTGTCTGCCGCCACTCGCCTCCCAACGGATTCACGTACCGATGAAACGCCAGCCATCTCCTGTACTCGGCCACGTCCATCCGTTCGCCGAGCTCCCGCTCAGTTATGCCAAGGTGACCGGCCAGGATGAGCGAGAAAGCATCCAGCGGCCGGTCAATCAGTTTTTTCCGATGTCCTCAATTTCCTTGTCGTCGAGCTCGTTGTGCTTCTGGGCGATGCGGAACAACCGGGCCCCGACGGTGCCCGACAGCCCCTTCAGTTCGTCGCTGGTGAACAGCGGCTTGCCGGCCTCGTCCACTAAGCATTTGGACAGGTACAGCGTGCGGTAGTCCTCCACACCTTCCCCCTTGGATCGCAGGCAAGCCAGTTCCCACGATTGCAATTCGCCCAGCGGCAGCGTGCGTACCCACACGTCGCACTTCCACTCGGGCACATGCACCTTGAGTGCATTGCCTTGGTCAGCCGCCTTGATCTGATCGGCGAGTCCCATTACGCCCCCAGCTTGAAAGTCACGCTGTACGTCAGCAGTTCGCCAACCGCCGCTTGCGCCCCAAGCGACTGAAAGATGGCTACCGGGAATGACAGCGACAGCCCCGGTCCACCTATTGATAGGGCCGCCGTCAAGCCGACATTGGTGGAGCTCATCGCAGCTGTGCTACGGGCCGACACGCTGATGGTGCCGTAGTCCACGTCGCCAACAGAAAACACCTTGGCACGGGACGTGGTGCCACGGGGCGTCACTTCGATGGTGTCGGCGGCAATGCCGTCAACAGACAGCGAGACGACTTCGCCGAGGGGCGTGGCGCCCCAGGTGATGGTGGTGCCCTGAGATACGTTCGCCACGACGGCCCCCCGTCGTTAGCTCTTCACTTTGAAGGTCAGCGACTGTTTGACCAGTTCGCCCGTGGCGTAGGCCACGCTCGAGCTCGACACGGTCGCCGTGTAGGTGACTGAGGCGAAGGACAGCACGCCGGTGGCACCGATAGCCACGGCCGTCGTCCCGTACGCCTCACAGCTAAGCTCGTTGTCGATGAGGGCCGGCGACTGGTAGGTGCGATTGGCACCGCTGGCCAGCCCGAGGTGCGAGTTGTCGAGCAGATCGCCGCCGGGCGTCACGGTCACGCTGGTGACCGTGTACGTGCTGCCGGCAAAGACGAACGTATTGCCCTGCGAATCGACTGCCATGGGGCGGTTCTCCTGTGGTTCGTGGGCCGCTGGGCCCTATCAAAAAACTACGGCAGGGGGTGCGAATCCTTGCAGTTACGCCCGGCCCTTCTTGGCCCGTGCTGCCAGGTACTTCGGGAGTTGCTTTAAGGCGTTCTGTAATGCCGTCTTCATCTCCGTCTCAAGGTTTGCTTTCACTGCCGGCAGGGCGGCACTCGACGCCTTTTCGACCGGACGCAGTGACGGCATAACGCCACGAAACGCCCCACGTTTGGTGAACCGAGGCTTTGTGCCGTACTCAACCAGGAACTGATGCTGCGTCTTGTCTGCCGGTCGGTTGCGACGCTTTGTGCCAGACTTCGGCGGCTTGGCAGACCCAGGCTTGCGAAAACCCACAATGGCGACGGCGGCCCCAGTCTTCGGGTATCGCTTGGCTTTCGTGGCCACGCCACGCCGCAGGTTTCCGGTCGGGCCGACTGGCGTTGTCCTGGCCAGTTGTTCCTTGGCTGGAGCCAATGCTCGCTTGACGGCCGCTCCGATGCTGGCCGCCGCCAGGGACTTTGGTAGCTTGCGGAACTCGTCCGCCAGCCCAGGAAAGTCTGGAAAATCAAGCGTGATCGCAGGGGCAGCCATCACGTCGCCTCGTTGATGCGGAAATCGAACGACTGCTGCACCGAGTAGTACGGCAGCATCTGGTCGTCGGCCGGCATGTCCACGCCATCGGCCTCTGTGACGAGCGTCGTCCGCTGGATCGTCACGCCGGCCGTGGTGCCCGTCCAGCCGTCCA